ATGAAAACTGAAATCATTTTTACAAGCGAAAAAACTTTTGGAGATTGGGTAAGATACAAAGAAATAGACTTTTTAGAGGTAACAGAAGTTATCAAATCAACAAAAGAAGGAAGAGACGGTTACACATATATAATAGCAAATAGAAAAGGCGAACGCACCGCAGTATTTATAGACTACAAAGAACTAAGAGCATTTCAAAATACACTTGGATTTGAACTCAAATAAAAACAATCCCCTGGGTATATTCCAGGGGACTTTTATTAGCTATAAGTTTATTGGTTTTTTCTTGAAATTTTCGACCAGGTGACGAAAAAAAGACCTATGCGGGACATAATGACTATCAGGCCAATAATGATATTCGGATATCGGCCTTTTAGCCAAGATATTACGCTGGTACTTGGTATCATAACAGTCAGCTATTTTTTTGCGAAATAAGTAATACATTATGAAAGGCTTTACCTTTGGCACTACAGCATTGAAATCCTCCTCCGCATCATAAACAGTATACTTAAAGAAAAAAGGCCGTATTTTATCACTTTTTGGAAACCTAGTAGACCACACAAAAGTATCACAACAAGCCCTTATATTAAGGTCAAGGCCACCAAAACGCTTTGCAACAATTATCAAATCCATAGATAGATGCCGACTTTGAGAAAACATAATCAAATCTTCTGCAGTAAAGTCCTTAAAAGCCCGGGAATTAAACCATGAATCACCTTCATTTACAAAAAGGACACAATTTTCCGGAAATCGAAAATTACGGAACATATCCTTTGTAAGTATTGCAGTTTTTAACAACTTCCCCTTATGCTCAAAAAATATGGGAGTGTCCGAAAAAACCAAACGACCCTTTTTCATTTGTTGCATTACCCAGCGAACGCCTGAATAGGTCTTCCCTGCCCCATTTTTCCCCGCAATTATTTCAATCACAATAAAACCTCCTCAAAAAAGAAAGCGGTCAAAAGACCGCCCCTATTACCTACGGTGAATAAGTCGAGCAGCGAAGCCCATCATAGCACCTGTATACCTATAACCAATACTAAGCAACAGTATAGGTATGGTCAAAAACAACCCCAGCACCACTTTTATATGAATAAGCGAGCCAGTAAAAACACTACCAAGGTCTACCAACAAATCAGTCAATCCGTCCATTAAATCACCTCCCCCCAGTTAAAACTCTGCACCACTCAAAAAACAAAAATATGATAAATATCGACATACTAACAAAAAGTAAAGGACAGTCGGGAAACAAAGTCAAAAAATCAGTTATCAATTGAACAATCCCGAACAATATATCATTTTCAGACATACTAGCCCCTCCTACTGTTTGATATAAGTATGGCAAATATACCAAATACTTTTTCAATCAACATTGCTACAATACCCACACTGCCCACAATTACAGCATACTGCTGATAACTGTTTAATTCACCAAAATGTATATTTGTAACTAATTGCGAGATAAATTCCGCTATACTCACCTCTTAAACGTCCCCCCTTTTGTTTCCCAGCGAACGAAGAAAACAAGCAATGTTATAAATATATACGTCAAAACATCAGCAAGATTCACAACAGCATCTATTAGTTCCTGAAACAATTCTACAGTGATTAAATCAGTCATTTTTACCCCACCCCACTATCTGCATAATAAAGTCAGCCAACAAGGTCAATACAACACCACAAAACAACAATACATAAAGCAATGGTGTGTTATTAAACAAAGGCACTTTTATATCATAAAGCATCACAAATATTGCCGTTAATTGATTACCAATAAATGTGATAAAATCAATCATATGCCCTCCTTATATTCCCCTTTTACAGCACCGACATAGTCTTTATCACAGATATCATACTGCATTATAGACAATATATTTTCAAGCTTTATAAGCCTATCATAGATAAATAAACTAAATCCTACAGACAAAGCCAGACAAATTATAAGCAAAAATGATACCATTACTTTAACCTCCTTACATTACCCAAAAACCACAATGCCAGTGACAATGCCATACCAAGGCAGATAAGATACACTATAGGACTGGGCAAAAAACCAAACAATAACTTAGATGCCGTAAACATGCTATCATAACTTGTTTTAAGCTGATTTATGTTATCAACAATGGATTTTACAACATCCTTAAGCAAACCCAACAATAACCTAAATGGAAGCTCCAAGTAAAATATTATCAGTTGCAAATAATAGTAAATCCACTTGTAATATTCATCATCAGGAAGTGGCTTTTCTGGCTTGCCATCATCAATAGGCGCAGGTTGATAATCATCCGGCGGACCATCTTCCCCATTGCCCCAACCCCAAGGGCCAGTTTCACCGCCAACATCATCATATTTAAGTTCAAAAGATACCGATTTTACAAGGTTTAAACTATCATAAACAGCTACGCTATTTAAACCATAATCATAATAATTTTGAGGTATGCTATAAGACGCGTTTTTTGTACTTGTGAAATTATATATCTCATGATTATTTATGTAAACTTTATAAGCTTTATCAGAATTTTGCTTTGACACTACTACACTTGGTCTATCATATACCGTTGAACCATCAACAACACCAGTTATATTGAGCGTTGGCTTTGTCAATGACGTATACTTAAAATAATACTTATCATACTTACCAAGCAAAGGGTCACTAAAAACACCTGTCGAATTATACACATAGAGTATATAATACATTACTTCATTTTCAAGCTTTGGTTTACCCAAAGTATATGACATTTCATTGTTTTTAGTCTTTATGTTAACAACAGTATTATTGTGAATTAAATTATCCCAATAACTACTATAGGCAATATCCAATTTAAACATTTTTTCTGCTAATGGCTGATTTTCCCATAATACACGTATATCAGTAAAACCCTCTATACTATTTAAATTATTTTGGCTTGAAGATGCCTTATTAATTAAACTATCACCAACAAAAACCTCAACAGTAGCAGGTGGAATATATGTAAAATCATAGACAGAATAATTACCATTGATAACATTTACATACCACCGAGAATCATCATAACCACCACGCCCAAATATATTTGACGGCTGGCTATAATTAGTCCATCCTTCACTTACATTGACCCAATAATCACAATATATAAGATTAAATGAAAGACTATCAATATATAAAACCCTTTTACCAGAACCATCCGTACACAACTTAAAAAAACTAGCAGATATTGGTGCTGCTGAACGTAGTATAGTATGTTGGTTAGAATTATAGTTAGGCTGAATTACTTCTATCCAATAAGGATAGGCATCCAATTGAGCCTGTGTTACCTGGTCATTTGCAGTATAAGCAGCATAAGCAATCAGAGAGCATGAAACGCTCAAAAATACCCCTAAAATCAAAGCAACAATTATATTACGCTTCATGCCCCCACCCCCTTAAAACTTAATTTCAAGCTTGCTTACAAGCTTTACGGCTTTGACTACCATTCGCACTTCACTGTTATAACCCGGTTCGATATCATACTCCACATCACACACCGCTGGCAATTCAGGCAAAGTATTCAAAATACTACTTTCACAGTTAAATTCCATAGGTTTCATACCGCGAAAATTACCGGAATTTTCAATTACTGACTTAAATGCTGTCAGCTTGGTGATGTCATAAGGCCTACCAGCCTTTGATATACCAGACACATGATTCACATTCATAACCAAAAATTTACCCATTTTATCCTCCTTATACGGCCTAGTGATTTTTCACCAGTTTAACCGTTAACAAACTTTTAAAGGGAGCTTTACTTACTTTCAGTCCTACGTTCACTTAATCGTCTGCATAAGCATCTAAAGAAACCAGCCCCCGGAATAATCAATTTTAAACAATTTTCATTTGCTCAAAAACAGGAGACTTCTCTTTTTCCGACTTTTCAAACAATGCCAAGGCATCATTGGCGTTTTCATCAATTTGCGAATAAAGTTCTTTACTACGCTGTTCAGAAAGCTTTTTATAACGAATAAGACTTATTACACGCTCGTTGTTAACCATACGTATTTCATTTTCACTAAGAACAGCCCCATGTATAGCAGACGTAATTTTGTCTGAACCATATTCATCAACATAAGCACGTAATGTTTTACCAAAAGTATTAAGTATGTAATCTGTCTTTTCTTCCAATGTTGGTTTACGATTTTTTATTTTTGGAGATATTTCACAACTACCATTTTTCATATCAGCCCAAAGCCCCTGTCTTTCAGCGTCCTGCCACTCTAAATCACTCATATAAGTAGACGCAATTTTTATCAATTCATTTTTATTAAAAAATTCAAATGTAGCATATTCATTTTTTAAAACTAGCTCTAACCTATCTTTATAGTTAACAAAATCCTTTTGCTCAAAATCCTTTTCATAGAGTCTAATATACTTTTCAGACTTCCGCGAACCTAGATACAACGTTAAACCAGACTTAAGAGAGCCAGCATGGTCAAAGGTTTTAACACCCTTTACACGCTCATTCAATATTGCTTCAAAAAAATCTATTACAAACTTGAAATTATAATCTATAGCTATATCCAAACGTGATACCTTAATTTTTATATCCTTTTTCACGAAAAACATTTCAAACCAATCATATGAAAGCCTTTTAGCTATTTCATATCTCAAATTATCAGTACCATATAAAAATTCCATGAACCTACAACCTTTACCAGTTAGCTTTACATGAACATGTTCTATGCTGCAATTCCCCTTGTATTCACTATTGATAACAACCATGTTTTCAAAGTTAAGTACACGATTATAATAAAACCCCTTCTTGACCTCATAATTTAGTTCATGAATTCCAAGGGCATAAAGCACTTCACATTCCGACAGATTAAATACGGAGAATTCAAGCCAGTCAATCATACAACTTATAGCCTGAATTTTCATAGCCCCCCCCACTTTCACAAACTAAAATTTTAATTCGCGAATCATAGTTCGCTAAATAGGTATAAAATATGCACTGTACTACATGAAGTATAGTGCATATAATTATTATTTCGCGTAATTGGGGGGGTAATTTAAATACTTTACAAAATTTTTAGGTATTTTAAGATAGACTGATTTGCTTAAAACTTTCATAAACTTATATACCTGTATTGCATTATAAACAAATTTTGAATATCTAAATTTCCCCTCCTGATAACGATCATAAAATATGCATTGCATTTCAGGAGGCATTGCCATATATTCAATGTTCATACTCATTAAAATATCTACATTTATTTCAAGTAATTCTGAAACATAAAACTCCGGTAAATACTCCTTGTAAAATGTTGCTGCTTTAGCACAAAATCTGCATACTTCTTCTCCATCATAAACAAAGCTTCTTTCTAGTACTGGATATAATTGGCATAGTTCCAAGACATTTTCAGCAATCTCATTATCTAATTTTGAAATACCAAGCATACTCATTACTTCAGATTTAGCAATTTTCATTATCTTTATACTCCGCTGCTATTTTACTAATATCATTAATGTTTTTCGATACTGCCTCGCTCAATGTAAATTCGTCAATGTATACCATAGATGATTCTTCAGAGCTATCTCCACGCAAAAGGGCAACAAGCTTTGGTATTGGTTTATTTCCACTTCCGTTTGCGTATCCTTTTTTTACAATGGTATTAGTGAAAATATGTCTTCCTATATGAGTGGCCCAGCGGTATTCTCTCATTTGTTGAGCTAGCGCAGGTAGGCCTTCTATTTCCAAAAATTCTATAAAATTGCGTTTTAAGTTATTAAAAGAATTATAATAAGAATCACCAGACATAGGTAATCCGTCAGCATTTACAAACAGTGCTTTATTTTCTATATGATTGCTACCATATACTTTAACCAAATACTCTTTATGTGAGTTAAATATTTGAGTAATCCTTGAATAAAATGGCAATACAGGTTGCTTTTTTCGAGGCTTTTTAACTTGAGAGTTATTAAGATTTATATCTCGGTCTCCAAATAATTCATATTGTCTATCTTTAATATTAAGAAATAATTGATTAGCCCTTTTATCCAATTTAACATCTTTTACCATTAAATTCACACAACCCCCACGCCGGATTCCACTACATATGGTAAGCAATACTCCAAAAGCTATATGTTGGTAGTATTCTTCTGCATATTCAACGAAAAGATTCCATAAATCTTCAGGCATATCTTTTAAAACTCTGCATCGGCATGTTTTCATGCATCAAGGGGACCACCCATGCTGAGCAAGAAAGCAAGGCTTAGGAGAATGGGTGATGCCCGGTAGTATAGCCTCTCATTGTCATGAGACTTTCGAGGCATAAACGCTGATTGGTTTTCAGACCGGACAATTGGTTTCCTCAACACTGGAACTGCAGTTTCACCAACAAGATTATTCAT